CGAAGAATATTAAGATAAATGCGAAATGAGTGATATAACTCGCTTCGCATTTTTCTTTTTTATAACTATATACCCAAAAAGAAAGATATGCGTTGGAGTTTAACCACTCTGACGCATTTTTTTTATTGCCTAAAAGACAAGGAGGTGGAAACAATGGCAACCAAGCGACCGAGGAAGGCATACAAGCGAATCGGCTTCGAGGACAGAAAGAAAATTGAAATGCTGAACGCACAGGGGAAAACAGTAGATGAGATGGCACTGGCAATCGGAGTACACTCGGCAACGATGTACCGGGAACTCGCCAGAGGTGGAGAACCATACCGGGCAGAGGTCGCACAGCATTCCATCTAAGCATAAGGAGGAGCAGGCGAAGTGGAAGAACTGGATATTAAAACAGCCATACAGATAGCGAAGATACTGGCAGCTGCACCAGATGAAAGAATCCCCATGATACTGGATGTGTTCAGCAAAGCGTCCGTGGATATTAACGGACTGGATGAACTGGCAGAGTGGAGGGCACTCAATAAACAGACCGCCCTCATCGACACAGACACATTTGTGAGGGAACTTACAAAGGGCAGGGAACTGACAGACGGAGAGTACCGGATCAAAGTGCCGGAGTTTAATCAGTTCTGCAATGCCAAGGGAGTGAGTGCCAGATACGCAAGGAAGCACCTCTATGAGAGCGGAAGGCTTCGGAGCAGCACAGATGGCGGCAAAATCAATTACACCTGCCCGGTGCAGGACAGCGAAACTAAGAAAACAGAACGGTGCGTATGCATCACGACAACTGAATAATGAACCAACTGGCAGGCATCAACCAGTATAAAAACTGATAGGTAGGAGCGAGCCGATGCAATAAATCACTCCGGCAGCAGGACATGAGCCTGCATGAATGGCTGTCGTAATTGGGATAGGGAACGCAGGCCCAAGTAAAATAACAACGGTTCGGAGGCAGATGAGAACACACGATGAGAGAACATCGGGAGCATGGACGTGTGGGTGCGAAACAATACCGATGGCGGCAAGGAAGAAACCGCACTGCAGGCAACAAGTACAGCTACCCCAAAGAATACTCAAGGGAGCATACGGAACAGTTACTCTTCAAAGCCTTGGAGAACCTGTTCCATGCCAGACCCAAGAAGCCTAAGAGAGCATACTGAGGTACTGGCAGAAGTCAAGTACATATAAAGGAGATTAAGCATGAAACAGCCAAGCAGACTGACATGGAAACAGAAGCAGATTGTAAGTAAAGCAGGGAAGAACCCGGAAGATTATATGCTGCATTCAGAAGATGAGAAGGAACTGATCCTCTATAACAAAAAGGAAAAGCGTCTGGAAGCAGTAGAGAAGTAGGAGGTACATGAGAAATTGAGAAGGCTGACACGCAGACAAAAGCGAAAACTGAAACGGATCATCGGGGAAACGGTAAGTGCCGCAGCGATAGGAGTCGCACTGGGAGGACTGCTGATCTTTGGATTTGCAACAGACAGCTACACACCGCCAGAACCGCCGGAGCATTTCGGACAGGTTGAGTATGGTGGAATCTGGTGGGAGCAGGAGGACTATGAAGCAATGATGGCAGAGCGTGAAGAATACCTCGCCGCAGAGCAGAAGGAAACTGCTGAGTTTGCGGAATCCATAAAGCAGGCACAAAAGCGGTACGAAGAATCACAGCAGCAGGAAATCCTCGGGTACCGGAATGCAGAGCGTCAGTCTTTGATAGGCAGCATGGACTGGGATGCGGAAGAATCCTATATGTTAGCCAAAATCGCCATGGCTGAAGCAGAGGGCGAAGATACCAAAGGAAAAGCCTTGGTCATTCTGACAGTGCTGAACCGGGTATGGAGTGATCAGTTTCCGGACACCATCGCAGAAGTCATCACAGATGGAAACGCATTCACATCATACATCAATGGACGCTATGACAGGATAGAGCCAAACGAGGACTGCTACCGAGCACTGGAAATGGTGCAGGTGGAGCACTGGGATGAGAGCCAAGGGGCAACATACTTCGAGAGAACAACCTCCGAGGAAACATGGCACAACAGCAATCTGAAGGAACTCTTCACGCACGGAAATCACACATTCTATACAGAAAAGTAGGAAAGAACATGGGAATATTATATGACCTATATAAGCAGGTCATGGAAAGGAAGAATCGCAATGAAGATGGCAATGAAGGACGGTCAGATCTTAATCAGAGAAGCCGACAATGTCCAATTCACGATCATAAAGAGTTGGGGAAAGATGAAATGGAACAGAGCCTCTCAGACACTCAGCGGACCGGCAGACATTGAACTTCTGAACCGACTGGCAGGATTGGTAAACTTGCCACCGAGCATAGAAACGGAACGAAAGAAGTTGAATGAAGTCATGGCAGCGGTGGATCGGGAACGCATGAACCCAAACCCAAAACCATTCATAGAGCCGCCAGTCAAGGTGTCGCCTTTCACGCACCAAGTGCGAGGATACAATATGGCACTTATGACATTCGGACTGGTCGAACCGCCGAAAGAGGAGGTGGAGCAGCATGGGTAAAACAAAGGATTATAAAAAAATTATCGCACAGTTGGATAACCTGCAGGAACACACCAGAAGCATGGAGCGTGACGGAGAGGAAATCTGGAAGCAGGACAGCGAAGCCTTGCAGGAGGCAATGGACATCATCAGTGACTATGAAAAGGTCGTTGCAAGCCTTAATCGGATGATAGAGCAGTATGAGCGACCGGAGATAACACGGAAGATTGCTGCCGGGGTATATGTCTGCCCAAACTGCGGAAAGCGTGTGCAGGTCGGGCATAGTTACTGCCACTGGTGCGGAAAGAGAGTCTCATGGGATAGGGAAAGCTACGATACCAGAAAATGGCAGGGAGGAAAGAAACGATGCAACAGGAACTAACAATGGGATCGCTTTTCTCCGGAAGCGGTGGCTTTGAACTGGCATCGGCAATCTTCGGAATAGAGCCGAGATGGGCAAGTGAAATAGAACCGCTCCCGATGCTGATCACAAAGAAGAACTTCCCGGATATGCCACATCATGGGGATATACGATACATGAACGGTGGCAAGGTGGAAGCGGTTACTGTAATCGCAGGAGGATCTCCGTGCCAAGATATGAGTGTGGCAGGGCAGAGAGCCGGACTGGATGGTAGCCGGAGTAATCTATTCCATGAACAAATCAGAATCATAAAGGAGATGAGAGAACATGACAGAAAAGCAGGAAGGACAGGCAAGTATATCAGACCAAGGTTCATGGTCTGGGAAAATGTCCCCGGAGCATTCTCAAGCAACAAAGGAAAGGACTTCCAAGCAGTCCTGCAGGCAATCGTCAGCGTCACGGACGATACAGCCGCAGTTCCTCTCCCTCCGAAAGGAAAATGGCAGAGTGCCGGATGTATCATGGGCGACACTTACTCAATCGCTTGGAGAACGCTTGATGCCCAATACTGGGGAGTCCCCCAAAGAAGAAAAAGGATCTACCTTGTCGCAGATTTTGGAGGCGACACCGCCCCCAAAATATTATTTGAGCGAGAAGGCTTGTCTCGGGATTTTGCGGAGAGCCGAGAAGCGTGGCAAAGAGCTGCCGGAGATATTAAAGAAGGCACTCATAAAGCAGGCACAGAGAATGTCGAATGTTACGACATCAGCGACAGACGCAGAGTAGCGGACAAGAGTGAGGTGTCGCCTACGCTGACCACGAAGATGGGGACCGGCGGGAACAATGTGCCGATTGTGTTGGAAAATCATCCGCAGGACTGCAGGGTAACGATTTCGGAAGATGGAGTTATACCAACCCTAACCGGGAAAATGGGCACAGGGGGGGCAATGTACCGATGATTATGAATGAAGCAAGGTCAGTAGACCTAAGAAATCAGCGATTAGGAGATGACAAAGCAGAAACCCTGCATGGGTGTGGACATGGCAGTTCCGTGGCAACTGTCATAGAGCCGACAGCGTTTCATATTACGCAGGACCCGACAGCGTTCGAAGGAAAATCTCCATGCCTTACACAGGGCAATCCAAAGACTGGACAGGCAACTATCGGAGTAGCAATTCCAATCGCAGACAAAGCCACAAGATACAAGGGCGGTGGCGATACCAGAAATAATGATGGTTCAGCCAATGGACTGGGAGTCGGAGAACCGGGAGCACCTGCCAATACACTCACAGCAGCCGACCGCCATGCAGTCGCATACGCAATCGACAGGGCAGCATTCAATCAAGGAATGAACGCTCAGTACAATATCAGCATCCAAGAGGAAATCGCCCAGACACTGGTAGCCAAAGGACCAGGTGAAGTGGCACACCCACAGGATAAAATGGACGCACGCTGCTATGCAATGCAGGCATTCGGACAATACAAAGAATCGGAGATAGCCAGTGCGATAAAGGCTCGTGATTTTAAGGACAGCACAGACCCCGTAGTAGAGATGGAATATATCATTCGCAGGCTGACACCGTTGGAATGCTGCAGACTGCAGGGTTTCCCGGATGATTGGACTGAGGACATCGCCATCACAGAACCAAAGGCATCGGTCATCAGAGAATGGATGATTGCCTGGGCAGAATGGTGGCGGCTCATTGGGAAAGATGAGGGCATCCAACTGCCGAAGGATGCAAAGCAGGTGGAACGGTGGCTCGCTGATCCGGCAAGCGACTCAGGACTTTATAAGATGTGGGGCAACGGAATCGCACTTCCATGTGCCATGTTTGTGATGGAAGATATCGCAGAAGTACTGAAGGAGGAGAATTCCAATGAATCGGAATAACAAAGGTTGCATAGCCTGCCAGAACCCACAGGCAACAAAGGAACAGAAAGCCGAATGGGATAGGATGGTGCGTGAATTAGAGAATAGAGGGGAGTGTGGAGAAAGAGATGAATTATTATGCAAGTTTTATCATCAAAGACGAAGCAGATAATACGTGGAAGTGTTCTTGCAATGAAGCAGATCAGTCAATTCAAAAAGCGATAGAGAGAGTCCAGTGGTATAGGGAGAACTATCCCACGGTTTTAATAGCATGGATTGATGATGGGTTTTCTAATATCAAGTGGATTAAAAACTATCAATTGGAAAAAGAACAGGAGGAGCGAAATGCAAAGCAGAAAAAACACAGTACATAAAGGCTTCGGACTGCTCTTCGAAATGGGATGCGGAAAGACGCTGACTGCAATCATGATAGCAGGCACAGCGTATCAGATGGGAAAGGTGGAAAAGGTACTGGTCGTAGCACCGACCTCCGTCTGCTCCGTATGGCCCAAGGATTTTGCAGAATTCGCAGACTTTAAAGCCAACATAAAAGTGCTGCTCGGAGATAAGAATCGCAGGATCAAGATGTTAAATGACCTCGACAATTTTCCGTTCAAGGCACTAAAGGTGGCGGTGATTAACTACGAATCCACATGGCGGGAGGGGGTCTTTGAAGCCCTCTACGATTGGGATGCGGATATGATCATCTGCGATGAGAGCCAGAGAATCAAGACACACGATGCAGAGCAGTCCAAGGCAATGCACAAACTGGGAGATCGGGCAAGATACAAGCTGATACTCTCCGGAACCCCAGTGCAGAACAATGCCATAGATTTATACAGCCAGTACCGCTTCCTTGATCCGACCATTTTCGGAACAAACTTCTATCAGTTCCGAAACAGATATGCGATTATGGGCGGTTTCAACAGACACCAGATTGTGGGATACAAGGACATGGACCAGTTGATCCAGAAAGAACATTCCATTGCATACCGGGTAACCAAGGAGGAGGCTCTGGACCTGCCGGAGCAGACATTCCTGCAACGATACATCACCATGTCGTCCAAGGAAAAAGGAATCTATGACCGCATCAAGCGTGAGAGTTTCGCAGAACTGGAGAATGGCGGTCAGATTACTGCCACAACTGTACTGACAAAACTCCTGCGGCTGCAGCAATTCACTGGCGGTTTCTTAGTGGCAGACGGAGAAGAAAAGCCGGAACTGGTCAGCAAAGGAAAGCTGAATGCACTGGAAGAAATCATAGATGATTATGTGATTGGGGCAGATAAGAAACTGGTAATCTTCGCCCGGTTCAGACCAGAGATAGACATCATCGGGAAAATGCTTGCAAAGAAGAAACTGCGGTATGGTGCAATATATGGAGATGTGAAACTGGAAGATCGCGGCGACATTGTCAAGGATTTTCAGACCAACCCGGAAACAAAGGTATTCCTCGCACAGATCGATACCGCAGGACTGGGAATCACGCTGACTGCAGCAGATACCTGTGTGTATTACTCGGTCAATTTCAACTATGCAGCATACAGCCAGAGCCTTGCACGAATTCACAGGATTGGGCAGAAGAACACCTGCACATATATCCATCTCATTACAGAGGGAACAATTGATGAAGTGGTACTGAAGGCATTGGCGAAGAAAGAGGACTTGGCAAAAACAGTCGTGGATACATGGAGGGATTATTTCTGATGTATGGAACAGAGGAATATGCAAAAGCAATTGAAGAACTGGGAAAAGCAGGAGAAAGCATGGCTGTTGCATTCGCCCATTTCAGGGAAGCAATAGGTGCTGCCTTTTCTGCCGGGATCTATGCAGGGATGAATAGTTGCAATTGCAGAAGCAATAACTGGAGAAAACTGCACGGACTTCCAATGAGGAGGCGGATGCGATGGCGGTAATTGATATTTTTACCACAGAAGAAAAATACGACATCCTCTATACCGATCCACCATGGAAACAGGGCAGGGGCGGTAAGAAGGCAGCAAGACCAAACTCCACCGGAACGACCGTTCCATACGACACCATGGACGTCCCCGGAATCATGGAGATACATAACTTCGTGACAGGAAAACTGATGAACGAAAAGCACAATGTGTTTATGTGGACGATAGACAAATATCTGCCGCAGACAGAGGAAATCATGAGCCTTTTGGGGTATCAACTCCATGCAAGGCTGATATGGGATAAAGGCAACGGACCGGCACCCGCCTATACGGTGCGGTTCGCACACGAATACCTGCTGTGGTTTTTTAAGAAGGGAAATATCATCCTCCCGGATAAGGACAAGCGTGGAGCGTTCTCCTCGGTGCTTCGGGAGAACAGCCGCAGATGCCACAGCAAAAAGCCGGAATGTGCCTATCAGATGCTAGAAACATTCTTCCCGCAGGCAAAGAAACTGGAACTCTTCGCAAGGACGGAGCGTGACGGTTGGGACCAGTGGGGGAACGAATTATAAAACCAAAGGAGGAGCAACAATGGAAACAGTAATGACACTGGATGACAAAGTCAGAGCCTATAAGGAACTGCTTGATAAAAAGGATGAACTGGCAGAGCAGACCAAGGCAAACAATGAAGAACTGAAAAACATGGAGCAGGAGATCGCCAGACAGATGGTAGATGAGGAAAAACCGGATACCACGGTCGATGGCTTCAAATACAGCCTGCAGGAGAAAACAAGGTATTCCAAGATTTCAGAAGAAAAGCTGATGGAAAAAGGCTTGGTATTCTTCGATGTTTTGAGAGAGCAGGGATTCGGACACCTCATCACAGAGCGTGTTGATCCACGCACCCTCGACTCTGCGATGAACAATCTGACTGCAGAGAATGATGGAGAGCTGCCAGAGGAACTGGCAGAAGTTATGTCCGTTTATTCGGAACTGAAGGTATCCAAAAGAAAAGCAAACACAAAGGCACTGAACCGTGCCAAGGCAGCAAAGGAGGAATAAAACCATGAAAGATTACACGCAAATGGAGATTGACATCACACTGGAAAGCGACCGTGATTTGAAAGAGAATATGCAGGCAGCCGCCAAATTTGCCCTGGGGCAGATTATGGAGTACACGCACCCGACTGAGGTAAAGAACCGCCATGAGGGATACGGTATTGCAGCGGAAGGGTATTCCGCACTGCAGGGGAAAATGAAATCAGTTAAGACCGACATGGACGACCTGCTGAAACTTCTCCCGAATGGAGATGGCGATGTCCTCAATGTGATCGGCAGCCTTTACAATTCAGCGGTAGAGGTAGCGGTGGAAGCCATCAAACTGGCAGCACAGAGCCAGAGGATCATGGACGACCTCTACTATGGAGAGAGCAGACCGACACCACTGGAAGAACTGATGGATGCTGAAGATGATGAGCAGGAAGATGAGAATGATGGCTTTGAAGAAGCAGAAAGTGAGGAATAATCATGGCAAAGAATGAAGTAGCAGTAGCAGATCAGAAATTCAACTTGGTAACGCTGACCGGAGAGTTAAAGGAAGCAATCGCAGAGGAGATGGACGGACTGGGAACAATCCCGTTTGAAAGAGCCAAAATCCCAAGCGGCGGTGGTCTTGCCTTTGAACTGCCGGGAGAAACAGAAGATGAGCCTGTCATGAGCACAGATCTCACCGGAGTCATTCTCCATCACCACCCGGTAAACGCATACTGGGATGAACAGTACAGCGGAGGCAACGAACAGCCGGACTGCTCCAGTTACGATGGAAAGCAGGGCGTGGAGAGAGAAACCGGAGAGATCCATGACTGCAGCAAGTGCCCGCATAACCAGTTCGGAAGCAAGGGAACAGGAAAAGCCTGCAAGAATATCCACAGATGTTACATCCTGCAGGAGGGAAATCCCGTGCCGATCATTCTCGCACTGCCTCCGACATCGCTGAAATATATCCGGGATTACATCGGGAAAAGAATCCTCTTGAAAGGTCTCCGGTGTTTCGATGCGGTAACCAAGATCACGCTGAAAAAGGAAAAGTCCGCAGACGGAATCACATACTCCAGAGCAGCGTTCGCCTTTGTCAGCAAGCTGACCGATGAGCAGAGGGCAGAAGCAAAAGCCATGGCAGAAAACGTAAAGGCGATGGCAGGCAATATCCCGGAAGTGGATGAAGCGGACTACAACACTGCGGCACCCGTGGACTCTGCTGATTTTGTAAGCGTAGAGGGAACACAGGAGAATCCGCCTTTCAACTAAAGGTGGCAGGGGCGGGGAGCAATCCCCCCATTAGAAAAGGAGGCACACAGCATGAAAGCTTTATACGGAGATTGGAAAACGACACTGCCGAAAGACTGCCTGCACCCGGGAGAACTGATAGACAAGGAAATGCTTTTCCATTTCAAAAACAACGCAAATTCCGAAGATAAATTCGCAGGAATTATCCAGATGGAAGAAGTTGCGGACATCATAGGGGGAAAGCCAATATACGACACGATTTATAAGGAAAACGAATGCACGCCATGGATCTATGCGGGGCAGTGCTATGCAGGGGGAAGAATAAATAAAAATCCGGCATTGATGCCGATGGTATATATCTGCTCCAGATACAGGGCAGACACAAGGGAACAGTTGGAAATCAATATCAAAGTGGCAAAATGGGCAGCCTGCGAAGCGGTGGCGAATGGCATGATACCAATTGCACCGCATCTGTACTTCCCAAGGTTTATGGATGATTCCATACCGGAAGAACGGTACTTCGGAATGCAGGCAGGGCAAAGGCTCATGGAGCAGTGCAGCACTTTCCACATCGTTACTGTGGATAATGTGATCAGTGAGGGCATGGCAGCGGAAATTGATTATATGACGGACACACTGCTACTGACCGGACGAAAAACAAACTTTTCACAGCTTGGGTTGGAGAAATTGATACTGAATAGAATGGAGCGATGATATGCGGGTAGCGGAGGTCGATTTAGACCGTTTGGTAGATTATAAAACTGAATACTGCTCCGTTATCAAAAAGCATAAAATCACAGGCGACAACCTCACAGGGCTGTGTCCGTTTCACAATGACAACAACAATTCGTTCTCGGTGGATCTGCGTACTGGAATGTGGAAATGCCACGCAGAGGACAGGGGCGGCAATTTTATCACATTCTATGCAGAACTGAATGGACTGGACAACCATGAAGCCTACAAGCAGATACTGGAGAAATACGGTGCATTGCATGAGCCGCAGGAAAAGCCGAAACCAAAGGCAAAAAGCGGTCTGTCACATTACACACTGGCACAGTATTCCTTTGAAAAGCGTCTGCCGGAAGAATGGCTGAAAGACCAGTGCTGCCTTCAGACAAAAAAAGACCGTGACGGAATCCAGTACATACACATACCGTACTACCGGGAAGATGGCAGCGAAGCCACATTCCGAAAGAGATATGCAGACAAGCAGTTCCGGTGGAAGTATGGGGCAGGAAAAGACATCTGCTTATACGGTGCATGGAAAATGGAGTCCGTCCGGAAGATCGGCTACGCAGCACTGGTCGAGGGCGAAAGCGACAGCCAGTCCATGTGGTACATGGGAATCAGCACCCTCGGAGTACCGGGAGCGTCCATGATGCGGTCTGCGTGGGCAGGGCAACTGCAGGATCTGAAAATCTACATCCATGTAGAACCGGACAAAGGCGGGGAAACATTCCTTGCCAAAGTCACAAGGGCACTCCGGGAGGGCGGCTTCATTGGGGAAGTTTACAAATGGAGCTGCCGGACGCTCGGGTGCAAGGACCCGTCAGAGGTCTATCTGAAATACGGAAAAGAGGATGCCGCAGCAAAGATACTGAAAGCGATCAGTAACGCAGAGCAGATTGATATAGATGACGATGCCATACCGGAAGCAGTCGAGGGAGCACCCGTGAACTTAAGACAGCCGGAAGGATGGATTTATTCGGACAAGGGAATCAGCGTGATCGATGAAAAGAAGTATGCCCCAGTCATGGTATGCCGGACACCGATCATCATCACGCAAAGGCTTCGGAGCATGGAAACCGGAGAGGAAAAGATCGAGGTCGCATTTAAAAGGGATGGGCAGTGGAGTAGGGCAATCTACCCCAGAAGCACCATCTTCACCGCAAGGGGAATCACCGCACTGGCAGACTTAGGATGTACCGTCACAAGCGAAAATGCAAAGCACGTGGTCAAGTTCTTGGCTGCACTGGAGGCAGAGAACATCGACATCATAAAGAAAGCAGATTCCACAAGCACATTCGGGTGGCAATCCGGGAAACGGTTCATACCTGGGCACGACAAGGACATCGTCCTTGATATTGATCCATCCCAGAGGGGCATGGCGGCAGCGTACTGCCAGAACGGAACAATGAAAGACTGGATGGAAACCATGAAACCGCACCGGGAGCGTGACAAGTTCCGTTTCATACTGGCGGCTAGTTTCACAGCACCGCTTCTGCGGATTATCAAGCAGCGAATCTTCTTCGTGTACAACTGGGGCGGCTCAAAAGGCGGTAAGACCGCAGCATTAAAGGCTGCACTTTCCGTATGGGGCGATCCAGAACGGTTGATGGTCAATTTCAATGCCACGCAGGTCGGACTGGAACGGACAGCATCTTTTTATTGTGACCTGCCACTGGGAATCGATGAGCGTCAGCTTGCAGGGAATAACCAGAACTCACTGGAGAAGATCGTCTACATGATTTCAAGCGGAACAGGAAAGATACGAGGAGCAAAAAGCGGAGGCATACAGGCACTGCAGACATGGCGAACCGTGGCACTGGCGACCGGAGAAGAACCTCTCTCCACGGAAACAAGCCAGACCGGAGTCAGCACCCGTGTGCTTGAGATATATGGCGGCCCCTTTGACGATGAGAGGGATGCATCCGTCATGCATCAGCAGTCGGGGATGAACTGCGGGTGGGCAGGACCGGCTTACATCGGAATGCTCCTGCACACCGATGAACGCAGCATCACGGAAAAATATGAGGAAATGATGCAGTATGTCTACAGTATCAGCAAAGGGAAAAGTGGGTCGCACATCGCAGGAATTGCGGCGGTGGCTCTGGCAGATGCCATCATCGATACTTGGATATTTCATAACGGAGAATGGCTGAAACGATACGAAAATGGGGAATTTGATAACGAATTCGCTAAAAACAATACGGAAAATCTGCAAATTGATACGGTTTCGTGGGAAAGAGCCAAAGTGATGGCAAGGAACATCATGCAGGAGCAGATGAACGCAGACACCGGGGATGTCAATGAGAATGCTACCCAGTTTATAGTGGACTGGATACTTTCAAATAAGGACAGCTTCGGAGAGAAAGCGTTCGGAACGTGCCTCGGTATGATCCAGAACAAAAATGCTTATATTTTCCCATCCATGCTGACGCAGGCACTGACGAAAGCAGGTTACTCATCCAGAAAGACACTAAAATACCTTGCAGACAAGGGTTTGATTGGGGTATCCATTCTGAAAGATGGCAGCACCAAGAATTCCGTGACAAAGTGGTTCAACAACAGAAACTGCAGATTTGTGGAATTCCATCTGGGCGATCTCGCCGAGGAAAAGGACCCGCTACTGGAGGAGGAAGAAATCGCAGAGCAGATGAGCCTGCCGGGCACGGATGGCTTCATGCCAGTATCCGAAGAAATGGCAGATGAACTCCCATTCAATTAGTCACAGGATTTGCAATTTAGTCACAAGATTGGGTAGGTGCAAAAAATCCTGTGACTAAAAATCTTGTGACCAAAATTGCGAAAAAGTTATAAAAAACCTTAAAAAACCGCACACCTAAAATTAGGTGTTTAGTTAGGTGTTCGGTTAGGTGTTTAGTAAAAAACCCAGTAAAATCAAGGCTTATATAGGTTACTAAACACCTAAAACACCTATTTTACAAAATATATTGTTATACGGGAAATCTTGTGACTTGTGACTAAGCTAGTCACAAGATTTGCTAAAAAAACATGGTGTATATCAAAATTTAGGTGTTAGGTGTTTAGTAGACCCCTCAAACCCCCATAAACACTGGGTTTCTTACCGCACACCTAAGTGAACACCTAGGTGTGCGGTGGAAAAATCGGGAATTAGGTGTTCAGTCGGAAAGGAGTAGCAAAATGGCAGATGAAAAAGTGAATGAGGACAGCCTGCCGGATGAGGAAAAATTAAAAATATGGGTGGACAGGCTGAGGATGAACGATGAGAAAGTGCCAAAAGAACTCTTAAAGACCAAATATCAGAAACCATACCGGGAACTAAAAGATAAGATCAAGGAAGTGGCGAACCAGATACTAAACAGCAGGATGATAGAAGGAATCGTCATTCGGAATGATGAAGCAGGGCAGGAACTCCTAAAGAAAATGCAGGCACTGATCAAAGAAAAAGAGGAAGCAGGATACAACAAAGAACTCGGCAGAATACTCTGCAAGGAATACGACACCGGGAAGTTTTTGCAGGCAGTAAAGCAGATGCACACGGAAATGTGGAATTTGTGGATAACTTACTGGCAAGGATACTGCTGCCTTTACGTTCTCCCGGAGAACTGGGAAGAACCCTACCCTCCGCCGAGAATTTATAACGAACTGACCGATGAATTCTTAGTGGATGAGGAAAAGAACATCTGGGAAAAGCACCCGGAATGGAAATCGGAGCAACGGACAATCATAACCGCCGGAGCGTGCAGCTTACTGGTGGGAGCAAAGAAAGGAGAAACAACGCATGGACAGACAGGCGAACATAAACAGATTTGAAGCTGAAATGAAAAAAGTAACAAGGGAGGGAGCAGATCGGCTCATGGCATTTATACGAAAGAGTGATATGTATGCGGCACCTGCAAGCACACGCTTTCACCTTTCGGTAACAGGAGGGTTGCTGCAGCATTCGCTGAATGTACTGGATGCATTAAGAACCAACCTCACAAAGAATGACGATGGCACATATTCCTACGAAGTGGCAGGCTGCCCGGTCGCAAGAGTGACTGAGGAAAATGTGATCATCATGGCACTTTTACATGACATCTGCAAGACCTACTTCTACACAACGGAAATCAGAAACCGCAAGGTTAATGGGAAGTGGGAGCAGTATGAAGCATTTACGGTGGATGACAAAATCCCATACGGTCACGGAGAGAAGTCGGTCATGATGATTGAAGAATACATGAAGCTGCAGCCAGTGGAGCGATATGCCATCAGATGGCACATGGGATACACAGATCCGGACACGCTCTCCCTTGGCAATGCCATCGACAAGTACCCGATGGTCTGGGCACTGCACTCAGCGGATACGCAGGCGAGCCACTTCATGGAAGATGACGCAGATAACAAACTTGCGTACATAGATCAGAGTGCAGGAGCATACGCAGACCAACCGACCATGCAGGAAACAGCAGAAACAGTATTCGAGGAGGCGACACCAGTATGATAGTAGAAATTTTACAGTGGATTGCAATCAGTGTCCTGGCATTGTTCCTCCTAGGATGCGTGCTCGCCGTCATGGTAATACCGTGGGCGATATGGAAAGTCAGAAAAGAGAGAGAACCGGAAAAGCTGCCTTTCCATTGCATGATTACCGAGGAACTCTGCATCATGCCGGAAGAACCATGTACGGAATGCGATATATACAAAGAGCGGATCAATAAAATCATTGATGAGAGCGAAGAACGAAACATACAGGATGGAAAGATGGAAGGGCGGTAGCGGTATGAAAAATAAAAATGGGGAAGGGTATCCAGATCCGACAGCCACAAGGGCAATCAGAAATGCAGACAGGCCGCCGGAGAATGTCAAAAACGCAAGGCGAGCAATCAAGGTAATCTGTGAAATATGTCATGTTCGGATACTGGGGAAAGTTACCATCATAGATGAGCGTGGAAGGAGGTGGTAGGGTTGATAAAGTATCAGGACTATTCCAGATTTAAGGATTTAAGGGAAGCCAAGGATTATATCATGGCAGAAAAAGGAATGACGGATCGGCAGGCACACCAGTACCTGTCGGAGAAAGTCCCACTGGAATCCTACTATCAGAGGAAAATCATAGAATGGCTCGATAGGAACGCCAAGGGCAGAGCGTTCTACTGGAAAGCAACGCAGGGGGCATACAGCCGGAGCGGCATCCCAGACATCTGCGTGATCGTCGGCGGCAGGTTTTATGGACTGGAAGTGAAGCGGCCATTCTTCGGAGTAGTGTCGTCAAACCAGAAGAAAGTAAAAAGGGAAATCGAAGCAATCGGCGGCAAGGTTTACATCGTGACCTATGTGAAAGAGGTGGCGGAAATCCTGCTGCCGGTCCTGGAAGGGAGAGAGCAGTAATGGCAAAGAGAGAATACGATGAGAACGACCGGATTTGCGGAAACTGTCTGCACCACAAACCATCATGGGAAACTGGACATCTGACCGGGTGGCACTGTGATAATTTCATGGCAGATGCGTATGGGTGCAGCACGGAATACGAGGACGGGGAAGAATGCCCGGACTTTGAGAGTAAAAGGTAGGTGTAAACAAAAATGTGGAAAATTTTTATAGAATACGATGATAAGAGCAGTATCACGCTGACTGGAAAGCAGAAAGACATCTCACTTCGGTTGGCAATCAAGTACCACAGGGAATATGTGAATGGAAGAAGATGCAAAGCAATCTATCAGCAGTACCCAAAGAAAAATCACGCTGCCATGGATTTGTTTGACAAGATAGAAAAACTGGAGCAGGAGGTGTCGGAATGACAAACAAAGAAGCGAAACAGATGCTACAGGCAAAATTGGAATGTATGAAGCAGGAAGATTTGAGTGCAATTGGAAAAGGATGCGATAAGAAATGTGACGAATGCCATCTTAACTATGAACAGGGCAATCGTGGAGAACAAAAAGAAGCGATAAGCGTTGGAATTGCAGCGCTGGCACTGCAGACACCAAGAGTAGCGAGTCTGGAGGGAGATGGCTATTCGGACGGACACCTCGTGTACGATACATGGATATGTCCCAATTGCGAAAGCAGCTACGAGATGGACTACGAAGAACACAAGTTCTGCCCGAACTGCGGACAGAAGATTGACTGGGAGGGAATTAAGAGCGATGGAGAAGATCACAGTGTATAAATGCGATTATTGCGGAAAACTCATCGACGCCCCGGAAGAATGTGCGAAACATGAACAGCGACACAGGAATGTCGAGGGAGCAAATGAAATGCTGAGAAGCGGGGCGACCTTGGAAGAAATCAATCAAAGATATGGGATATGGTACAGTGTCCCGGATCATTTAAAGAATGTAACAAAAGACCATTGCTTTATAATTTCCTATTGGCAGTGTTGTGATAAACCAGCTTATACCATTAAGGAAATCGACATGGATGGGCGATTGTATGTATTCGGAATCGGATCATGGAGCGGCGGGTATGGATGCGAAGTTCCAATAGACAGCATAGATCTGAAAGAGGTACATTCGCCAGACGAATTGTTCGTTGATTCGAGATACGGAAAGGGCAGGTGGTAAGAATGAGAAATAACAAGAATCCCAAAAACAAAACTGATGGGAAACTTGGGATAAGCAATCTGATGAAACTCATATACGATATGCCACTGCCACTGGTGCTTCGGAACATTGAGCAGAACATAGAATTGCTATCCCAAAGAGGTATTAAAATCCGGGATTGGGATAACAAAGACCGGGTGCTGACACAGGTACGCATTATCGGTGGAAAAGTATATTTTCTTGCGGCAACAGAACCGGAAGCCAAAAAGGATTAGAAAAGAGGAAACAGCATGGCAGAGAAGAAAAAGGTCGTAGACGAAAAAGCATTGCAGAAGATATGGATCAAAAGCTACCTCGGACAATATTATTGGGCGAGAAATAAAAAAAGACAACTGGAACGAAGGCTGCAGACATTCAGACAAGAGATGATCGGCACAAAGGGGATGCAATACTCCCCAGTGCCGCACAGCCAGACAAACAGTGTCGGCGATGGACCGGCAAGCATGGTCATCCGGGCGATGGAGATAGAAGAACAGATCGAATCGCAGAAAGAACAGATGGCAAATGCCATGCTGAATGTGATGAAGATGATGGATTTTCTCCCGGCAGAATCGACAGAGCGGATTATACTGGAGTACCGACATATTGATTGTTTGAGTTGGAAGCAGATCGCAAGGGAGATGAACTACTCAAGGGCATCGTGCAACAATTATTACAATGCAGGAATTGAGAAACTGCTGACTTTCAAGAAGGTGCAGAAAATGTTAGAAGAATACTGTGAAATAAATGCCTCCTAACCCCGCTGAAGCCTTGGAATTGCTTGACTTCGGATAGGGGGGGGTAGAATTGTATTAACAATTTTATTGTTATAGAATACCCTCTCCATCGGGGAAACAAAGGAGGAATGCGGAATTGTTATTTTCTATTTTAGGACGCTTATTTGGGAGAACGGATGAAAACAAAAAGCGAAAGACATTTAGACCTTTGGGAGCACCAATTCCAAACGATATCATCTGCGACAGATACAGAGTTAAGGGGAAATATCCGGGAACTGGGCGAATGCGAACCACAGAGATCATTGCATGGGATCAGGCTTCGGATGAGGAAATCTTAAAGATGGCAGGATTTGTAGAGCCATACGAGATTGAGAGGATTGGACTGGACAGACCTACAGAAAGGCAACTGGCATATGCAAGAGATTTGGGAATTCTTGTGCCAAGCGATGCAAGCAAGGACGATGTTAGTATTTTAATATCACGAGCACTGGAACATTACCCAATTCGACAGAATAAAGCACCAAAGAAAATACTGGAAATTTTAATCAAAAAAATGGGGGTTTACATTCCAACATACGCAGGCGAAAGGGAAATGAATTTCTGGTATCTGATTACATTGAAAACAGCCGAAGAACGGTATGCTTATTTTGCCATGAAAGTTTACGCCCAAAATACTGGGAAAAATTATCACTTTATTCACGAAGCGACCGCTGCAGAGCAGGAAAAATTTTATGCATTTGCAAGAAAATATAAGGATGATAAATCATTCGTACAATCTTACGAAAGATATAATCAGTTAAGCGAAAGATACAATTATTCGGAGATTACGATAACCGGAGAAGTCCGGCGGCAATTAAAGGCGTATAAATTGGCAAGCGATTTTTTCAGCGAAAATTAGAGAGTAAAAACCAAGGGGAAAATACGCACCCCGACCAAAGGCATACACATATACAGGGCAGTATAATACCCCACATATTGCAGAGGGGTAGTGCAAACTACATGAACCAGAGAAGCAAGGGTACGGGGCACATACAGTGACCAAGACATAGGCAGACAGAGCACACAGAGAGCAGAGTGCAAGGCTCACTGACCACAGCCACAGCGCAGTCACTCACGCACAAGGCATGATCAGAACCAAGAGAGTGGAGAGATTAGACAAGTCTGTACACAATTAGACATTTATATGTGCTAAGATGATAGCGTGGAGTAAAAGGGAGCGGAGCAGTAGGCTCGCCCCAACCACTTCGCTTGCTCCCCTCAGAGAGGACACACTAAGACATCAGTCAAGGGGGTGTCCTCTTTTAGTTTGATGAAGTGAAGAAAAGTCGTAGGTACTACTGAGAGGGATAGACAACTACGGCACGGGGAAGGTCCAGCTTTTACCCCGATAATATCAAAAAAAATTTTACCATTTCGTTACGCAAGGAGGCAGGAGATGAACAATTATTCTATCAGAATTGAAGTAGAAGATGGAAAAGTAGAGGAAATTCTTGACAGACTAAGCAAAGCACAGAAAGAAATCTATAAGTGTTATACAGAGTTAGAGAATCTTGGAGTTTTAACACTAAGAGAAACCGCCACCCCAAAAGAGTGATGGCGGCCAGAACCTCAATCAGCACTGTCGGCGATGACTTCGGCAAGTTCAGCAATCTTGGCGATCAATTTTTTGATATCCCCAACCGTGGCAGGGGCAGATGAATCGCCACTTGATGGTGCTGCTTCAAATGTGAACTTCTGAATTGCGGCACGAATAGCGTTAGAATCCATGAAACACACACCTCCCTTCGTCAGATTTTCAACAGGTGGTACTGCTGACAAGGGAGATTATAACAGAAAGCACAGAAAGGGGGAATCTGAATGGATCAGAAACTAAAAACTGAACGCAGAAAACTGGCTGATTTAAAGGCAGCCGAATACAATCCACGAAAGGCACTAACCCCGGACGATGCGGAATACCAGAAAATAAAACGGAGCATTGAGGAATTCGGATATGTTGATCCCATCATCATAAACGAAGATGGCACAATCATCGGAGGACACCAGAGAACTACGGTACTCATGGACTTAGGATATGAGGAAGTCGATGTCGTTGTGGTGGATCTGGACAAGCAGAGGGAGAAGGCTCTGAACATCGCACTGAACAAAATCACTGGCGAATGGGATGAGTTGAAGTTGAAAGACCTGCTGCTCGATCTCGACCTCGGAGATTTTGACATATCGCTGACAGGTTTTGAACAGGATGACCTCACGGAACTGGTGGACAAACTCGCAGTAGAGCCGGAAGCAGTGGACGATGACTTCGATGCAGAGGAAGCACTGGAGCAGGCAGCAGAACCTATTACAAAACCGGGCGACATTTGGATATTGGGCCGGCACAGACTTATGTGCGGCGACAGCACTTCGCAGGAAGATATGGCGGTTCTGATGAATGGGGAGATTGCAGACCTTGTGGTCACGGACCCACCGTACAATGTCAATTATGGCGACAAGGCAGAAATGCTCGATGACTACCTGCCGGGGAAAGGACACCGGAATATTAATCATATTAAAAACGACAACATGGACAACCAGAGTTTCTATGCGTTTTTACTGGCAACCTACCAAAGTGCCTATGAATTTATGAGAGCAGGAGCGGCTATCTATGTATTTCACGCAGAGAGCACCGGGCATATTTTCAGACAGGCATTCCTTGATGCCGGATTGAAGCTCGCCCAGTGTCTGATATGGGAAAAGAATTCTTTTGTGCTCGGCAGACAGGACTACCAGTGGCGACACGAACCATGTCTGTACGGATGGAAAGAAGGAGCCGCCCATTACTTCATCAATGATCGGACGCAGGATACGGTCATTCTGGAAGATGATATAGATTTCAGTGCCATGAAGAAAAACGACCTTGTGGCATATCTGGAGGACTTACGCAGAAAATATCAGAACCAGACGTCCGTTATTTATGAGAACAAGCCGATAAGGAATGACATCCACCCGACCATGAAGCCAGTAGCACTGATTGGAAAACTTGTAACCAATTCCAGTAAGTCCGGGTGGAATGTTCTGGATTTATTCGGAGGAAGCGGCAGCACCCTCATGGCCGCAGAGCAACTGGGAAGGACAGCCTTCATCATGGAACTGGATGAACGGTTTTGTGATGTGATTGTAAAGCGGTGGGAAGAATACACCGGGCAGCAGGCTGTCAGAATCCCGGCATCCGAGGTAGGATTGTAGAGTGGCAGAAGAACAGGGCGGCAGCTTTTACCGGGTAGAGGTTATCGCTTCTTTGTTCGGAGTCAGCGTGCGGAGGGTGCAGCAGTTGACGCAGGAAGGCATCATAGCAACCACACGGACAAAGGAGGGCAATCGTTATGAGTTAGCACCGACCATTCAGCGGTATGTGAAATACCTTTCGGACAAGGCATACGGAAAGAGTAAATCTGAAAAAGAAGCAGAACTCCGGGAACAGAAACTGCAGGCAGAAATCGCACTGAAGGAATCGCAGGGAGAGATGCACCGATTAAAGACGGAAATCGCATCGGGTAAGTACATCGACATTGAAGAAGTGAAGATGGACTATAGCCGATTTTTTGTTTCGTTCAAGAAGTTCGCCCTTTCCCTGCCGAGCAGACTTTCCGGAAGAATCAGCGGATACTGCGATCCGATGGAAGTCCGCTCCATAGAAAAGGATTTAAACGCAGAGATTATTCGGTTGATGGACAGCTTCGTGGTGGCAGGCTGCACACCGGAAGAAATGGAGAAGAAAAAGCGTGGCAAGAAATCCGTTTCGTAGGTACGAGGTAACCGAGTATCAGAAGGAAGCCTTAAAATTCCTCAAACCACCAGAGGACATCACGGTATCGGAATGGGCAGACAAGTACCGCATACTGGACGCAAAGACATCGGCAATGCCTGGACCGTGGAGAACAGAGCAGACTCCATACCTAAAAGGCATCATGGACGAATTCAACAATTATGAAACAGAAGAAATTGTCTACATCAAACCAACGCAGGTCGGTGGAACAGAGTGTCTCCAGAACATGGCAGGGTACATCATTCAGCAGGACCCCGCTCCTACCATGATTGTATATCCAACAGACAAACTTGCGGAATCCATATCAGAGAACCGTCTGCAGCCGATGATAAAGGCGGCACCGACACTGAAAAAGCGGTTTCTTGAAAACGAATCGTCAAAACTGGAATTACAGTTCGATGGAATGTATCTGACACTGGCAGGCTCAAACTCCCCATCAAGCCTTGCGAGTAAGGCGATTCGTTTCTTATTTCTTGATGAGGTGGATAAGTATCCGGGGGCATCCAAAAAGGAAGCGGACCCGATCAGCCTTGCAAGAGAGAGAACCAAGACATTCCATAACCGAAAGATATTTATAACAAGTACCCCGACCTTAAAAACCGGGCACATCTGGAAAGCCAAAGAAGATGCGGACATCGAAAAGCATTTCTTTGTGCCATGTCCGCACTGCGGGGAGTATATAGAATTCAAGTGGAAGCAGGTGCACTTCCCGAAAGAAGAAGGCATGAGCCTTGCAGACCGTGCGGAATTCGCATCGTATGTCTGCCAAGAATGCGGCTGCGTGATCACAGACCAAGATAAGCCGGATATGCTCCGGCTCGGGGAATGGAGAACGGTAAAACAGAATACCAAATTTGTCCGAAAAGTGGCATTCTGGATGAACACGCTGTATTCCCCATTTGTCCGATTTTCTGAGGTGGTCAAGGAATTCCTTAAAAGCAAGGATGATCCGGAGCAGCTTCAGAACTTCGTCAACTCATGGCTCGCAGAACCATGGGAGGATACAAAATTAAAGACCAATGCCGATCTTGTGATGGAAAGACAGACCGAATATGAAGAACTGGTAGTGCCGGATTGGGCAAAGATGCTCACAGGTGGTGTCGATGTACAGGAAAATTGTCTGTACTGGACAATTAGGGCATGGGGAAGCTACCTCACAAGCCAAAACATCGCGCATGGACAGGCATTCTCATTCCAAGAGGTTGAGAGAGTGATGAATCTCGAATATCAGATGCCGGATGGAACGCCAATGGTAGTCGCACTTGCACTGATAGACTCTGGATATAATGCGGATCTTGTATATGATTTCTGCGTAAGCAATTCCGACTGGGCATTGCCAAGCAAGGGGTCATCAAATCCAATGCTTTCGCACTATAAAATGAGTACCGTGAACAAGACAGACAGCCGGGCATTCGGAATGAACCTAGTGCTCGTAGATACAGGAAAGTACAAAGACATGATTGCAGGTCGTATGAAAAAAAAGAATGGCAGCGGATCATGGATGGTTTATGCAGGATGCGACCGGGAATACGCAGAGCAGGTTACTGCAGAACATAAGGTCAATGTAAAAATGGGAAATGGAAAAGTAAAGCAAGAATGGCAGCTTAAAACTTCACATGCGGACAACCACTACCTTGATTGTGAGGTATATGCACTGGCGGCGGCTGATGCACTTGGAGTCAGAAGCTTGTACTTGAATGATGTTAAGGAAGAACCACAGGTAAAACAGGAAAAACAATATGCACCAGAGGAATCGTGGATCAGCCAACACGAAGGAAACTGGGTATAAAGGAGGCAGAACATGGCAGCAGAGAATAACCTCACAACCGCAGGAATGCTTGATGAAGTCAATAAAGCAATTTATGCGGTGCTTGTGGGCGGCCAGTCCTACAAGATAGGCTCAAGGCAACTGAGCCGAGCAGATTTGAAACTGCTCTACGACATGAAGAATGACCTCACAGCACAGATCGCATCTCAAGGGGAGTCCAGTCTTCTGGACGACACATTCGTTGCGGTATTTGAAGGGAGGTAGCAACCATGAACTGGTTAGATGGAATCATCGGGTTCTTCTCCCCGGAGCGTGGGGCACGCAGGGAAGCATGGCGGCAGAGCCTGCAGGAGATGAGGAACTACGATGCCGGGAATTATGACCGGGGCAATGCAAACTGGCGGGTTATGAACCAGTCAGCAGAATTTACAGATCGATACAGCCGGGATAATGTCCGGGCAAGGGCAAGGGATCTGGAACGGAATTCCGATATGATGAATTCAGTCATTGGGGCATACACAAGGAATGTCATCGGAGGCGGGTACATCCTGCAGCCGAAAACCAAAAGCGATAAGCTGAATGACACTTTGCTGACAGCGTGGAAGAAATGGTGCAAAAAGCAGAATTGCGATGTAACAGGCACGCAGTCCTTCACGCAGATGATGAGGATGTGCATTCAGAGAAAAAAGATCGATGGAGGAATTCTCATCGTAAAAAGATACACAAAAGACGGATTTATTCCGTTCAAACTTCAGACATTCGAAGTGGATGAACTGGATGACTCTCAGATGCTGCCAAAGAAGAAAGGCAATAAAGTCGTAGGTGGCATTGAAATGAACGAATACAATAAACCGATGGGGTACTGGATCAGACAATACAGTATCGATGGAATGGCACTCTCGCAGCCGATATGGGTGGATGCGAAAGATGTCATTTTTTTATACACAAAACGCAGACCATCACAGGTGCGAGAAATGTCCGACATGAGTCCGACCATTACCAGAATCCGTGACGCAAACGAATTCATGGTAGCAGTATCGGTCAAAGAAAGGATTGCCGCCTGTCTTTCGGTGTTCATCAAGAAAGTGCTGCCCACAACCGGAATCGGAAGAACAGGAGCACCGCCAGTGCAGCATGAATCCTACCAAGGAAAGACCATCACACCCGGCATGATCAAAGAGTTGAATGCCGGGGATGAAATCCAAGTGGTAAATCCGACCGGGCAGGCGACTGATGCAGCAAGTTACATTAAGCTGCAGCAAAGGCTTGTCGGAGCAGGGCAGGGCATCAGCTATGAAGCAACAAGCCGGGATATGTCGGAGAGCAACTACTCATCCACCAGACAGGGCATCATCGAAGATGAGATGACCTACGCAGCGGAAAAGGAACTGCTGATGGAAGTCATGGATGAAGTATATGAAACCTTTGTCATATCAATGTGGCTCGCCGGACTGATTGATGCAAAGGACTTCTGGGATAAAAAGGATGAATACATGGATCACGCATGGGTGGCAGCACCGAAGAAATGGATTGATCCACAGAAGGAAGCCAATGCAAATAAGATTGCACTGAACACAGGGCAGAAAACATTCAAGCAGATCGCCGCTGAACAGGGTCGTGACTGGAAAGAACAGATTGACGAGATGGCAGAGGTTCTGGAGTACGCAAAGGACAAAGGTATTGACTTAGGAGGTGTGATTTTTGACCAGACAGCAGCAGAACTCTACGAGGATGAGGACGATAAGAAAGCCAACCTCGCTGACGAGGGTACAGGAAACCAAACCGGAGAAGAAAATGACGACTCCGGCACAGGGAAAACAGAGGGCGAAAGCCAAACAGATGACGAGGGAACTGACAGTTAATTCTATCAGAGCCATGGAAGGCGAGGGGAATGAAAGAAAATTTATTCTTTCCTTTTCTTCGGAAGAACCATACGAACGATGGTGGGGAATTGAAATCCTCGACCATTCAGAGGGAGCGGTCGACCTTACACGATTAAATGAAATCGGGGTACTGCTCTATAACCACAACAGGGATAAAGTCATCGGAAAAATCAACCGTGCATGGATCGAAGAAATGCGTGGCATGGCAGAGGTGGAATTCGATGCCGATGACGAATCCGAACTCATCTATCAGAAAGTAGCAGGCGGTACGCTGAAAGGGGTATCCGTAGGCTACCAGATAGACTCATGGGAGGAAGTAATGCCAAACAAGCAGTCGGCTGATGGCAGGTTCACAGGACCGGCAGACATCGCAAGAAAGTGGACACCTTACGAAGTATCAATCGTGAGCGTGCCTGCGGACCCAACGGTCGGTGTCGGAAGGGAACTGGAAGAAGAAACCGGGCAGGGAACGCAGACCCGCACACTCGACTGGTACGAAAGGCAGCTTCAAATAAATAAAAACATCATCAACCAAGGAGGTAACGAATCATGAACAAGAAGCAGAAAAGACAGCAGAAGATGCTTCGTCAGCAGGAAATCGTGGATGCGGCAAAGAACGCAGGTCGTGATCTGACTGCAGAGGAACAGACGGAATTCGACTCCCTTCAGAGGGAAATCGATACGCTGACCGCTGAAATCGAAGCAGAGGAAAGACAGGTGCCGCAGCCTGCACAGACACCTGCAGCAGGGCAGGAAGATCCGGTGGATACCCAGAGAGCCATCGCAGAGGAAAGGGAGAGAATCAGAAGCATCACTTCCATCTGCCGTGACTTCGGGTTGGAGGCAGACACCTACATCCAGAACGGAAGTACTGTAGATGCGGTAAGAGATGCAGCACTGGAACACATCAGACAGCACGGTGCACCAATTCCGGCACAGGGCAGGGCAACCGTAGTGGACAGTGCAGAGGATAAATTCAGAGCCGCCGCTGCAGACGCACTGGTAATGCGAAGCGGAATGCCGCTCCAGAACCCGGCAGAGGGTGCAAGACAGATGATGGGCATGACACTCCGTGACCTTGCCATCGAATGTCTGTCAAACGAAGGACACAGCGGATTAAACCGCAGAAATTCTGATGAGTTGTATGGAATGTTGCAGCGACAGTTTTATAACCCGACCGCAGCGTTCCCGGCGATCCTCGACAATGCTATCAACAAGGCATATGTGGAAGGGCATAAGACAGTAGCGGTAACATTCGACCAGTGGACAAAGAAGGGAAGCCTTAAGGACTTCAAGACACATGACAACAATTACTTAGCCGGCCCGGTTGGAGAATTCCTCGAAGTGCCGGAAGGCGGGGAACTGAAGCACGATGTGTTTGGAGATGAGAAACTGCCGACCAGAAAGCTGAAAACATATGGCCGCCAGTTTACGCTGACCAGACAGGCATTCATCAATGATGACATCGACCTCGTGACAAGAATTCCTGCCAAGTATGCTGCCAGTGCAAGAAAGACCATCAACAAACAGTGCTATCAGATTCTGGTAAATAACCCGGCAATTTATGACGGTACTGCATTGTTCAGCAGCAATCACATGAATCTTCTTGCCAAAGGAACTGGAATCACAAAGGAAGCAGTGCAGGGCATGATCCTGGCACTTCAGAATCAGCATGACCAGTTTGGAGAAGCCATCATCATCCGTCCGGCGATCATCATCGTACCAAGCGGATATATGTTCGATATGTACACGCTGTTCTACAGTCCGACTATCAACACAGAGGGAAACACGCAGGCGGTTAACCCGTTGTACAGATATAAAGACAGTATCACGGTAGTAGAGGACCCGACTATCAATGCACTTTGCGGCGGTTTCGGAAATGTGATGCCTTGGTGGCTGCTCGGAGCAAAAGACGACACCGACTTCATCGAAGTAGATTATTTGAACGGACAGGAGATTCCGACCATCCGAAGAATGGAAACACCGGGAACTTTAGGATTTGTATGGGATATTTATCTCGACTGGGGTATCAGCGTTATGGACTACCGTGGAGCAATCAAGAACCCGGGTATCGAAGTAAAGAACCCAATCAACTTAGCATAACAGGAAGGAGAGTGCAGATATGAGCAAAGCAGCATATTGGCAGAGGGGCGAAACACTCGATTATGTGAATAATACAGGATCGATTATTGAAGCGAACACTGTTATTAAACTTGCAGAGAGGATCGGAATCGCAGGCACGAATATCAATCCGGGAGAAAAGGGAGATATTCATGTTTGTGGTGTCTTTGAATTCGCAAAGACAAGCCAGAACAAAATTGAAATGGGAACATCCGTGTATTTTGATGGAGAGGGCATCACAGAAACTGCAGGAGATGATACACCCGCAGGTTTCGCTGCCGCAACCGCAGAAACGGCAGACGAGACTATTCTGGTAAAAATCGGATAAGGGGTGGGAGTATGAAGCTGATAGCAATATACCCTATTCTTTACCGTTCCCACCAGTATGAAGTTGGGGAGGAACTCCCGGCAGATGATCCGGAAATGGTGCAGGCTTGGCTTGATGCCAAGACTGCAGTATGGCAGGAGGATCAAACAAAAGCGAAAGCCAGACCAGTAACCGCAGAAGCAGGACTGGCAGGGCAGTCGCCAAATGGGGAAACATCCGATAACGTAGTTGGCAGAGTTCCCAAAACTCCGGCAAGGAGCACAGGCAGGAGGAAGAAAGAATAATGGGGTTTAAAGATGTCATAAGGGCAGATGTACACAAAGCTTTTCTGAACACCGAAGAATTCTCGGATATGCACATGATCAATGGAACTGAGATGGCAGTGCAGATCGATTCCAATGAGCAGATCGAGCGTGAGAAACGGTATAACCAAAACATGGATGGCATCTACAAGAATCAGAAATTGATTTTTGTGGCTGCATCTGACTTTGGACCATTGCCGAAGCAGGGTAGTCTGCTGATCATGGACAAGAGGACATACCGTGTCGCAGATGCCATTGACGAAGATGGCATCTACTCCATTACACTGGAGGCGAACAGGGCATGAATGGTTTTTACATTGAAGTAAACAAGGCAGATGTTGCGTATGTTCAGAAGAAACTCATTGGTGCAGAGAAGAAAGTTCCCAGAGTTCTCAGAAGTGCCATCAATCAAACTGCAACACTCACGCTGAGAAAAATAAAAGCAGGACGCACAGCGGGATACACTATGTCCGCTTCAAAATTCAATAAAGAAATTCAGACGCAGCGGGCAAATCTTGGGCATTTGGACGCAACGATCAAATCACAAGGACGTCCACGAACAGTAAAGGAATTCAAGCATAGCAAACCAAAGGCGGGAGTAAAGCTTGATATTACAAAAACAGGACTCAAGAGTTTAGTTAATTCTGCAGGTGCCCATGCTTTTATCGGACCCGGTGGAAAGATTTCCGGTTTGATTGCACAGAGAGAAGGAAAAGCAAGGCTTCCAGTAAAAGTTTTGCATTCTAACTCCGTTCCGATGATGGTCGGCAAGATTTATGAAGGCGAGCGTGGCGGTCAAGGCGATATGCAGCCATTCATTGAGAAAACCCTGCATGAAAAAGTGATGGAGCAGGTGGAAAAAGTTTTATAGGAGGCAGTCATGACAGCATTAACACTACTCGGCGACTTAAAGGAGGAAATCGAAGTCCTCCTAAAAGATGTCGTTACAAAAAACACTGCCGGAGAGCCAGTCACAGGGGTAAAGGGATATGAGTACCGACTGCCGATCATTGTGTCGGATGAGGAGGATGAATCCCAATTCTTCCCCTATTTCATCGTCAAACCCTTGGAGGGCAAGACGGAGGATGATGACGATCCGTGGCTTGTGACGGTGGACATTCTTCTCGGAATCTGTGAAAACGACAAGGATGTCCTCGGGCAGAAGCACCTTCTCGTGATGATCCAGAGGATCGTGGACAGATTTGCAGCGGAGCCGCTTCTGAACAAAAAATATAGGGCAGAACAAAAGATGGAATGGGCAGTGCAGGACGAGGACACCTATCCGTTTTATTTCGGAGGGGTGGAAATCAAATTCAGAGTACCAAAGGTAGGAAGGAGGATACCAGACTATGACGACTAAGAAAAGCGAACCAGTGCGTGAAGCGAAGCCGCCCAAAGCGGCAGAAGTAAAAAAACGCACGGAAAAAGAACCGCTGATGTATGTCGGACCGACAGTCAACGGACTGGGCATACAGAACAGGGTATATACGGAGATACCGAAAGCAGCGGAAGCGGTACTGGAAGAAACACCAGAACTGCGAAATCTGTTCATCCCGGTCAGAGACTACCCGGGAGCGTGCAGAATGCTCCGTGAAAGGAAAGGTTATATTCACAGTGCCTTCATGAAAGCACTGAATATCAAGAATGGAGGAAAATAAGGATGAAACATGGAGTTTATATTCAAGAGCAGGGCACTGCCCTGACCGCCCCGATTGTGGGCAAAGCATCCGTGCAGGTCGTCATCGGAACAGCACCTGTTCATATGGCAGAAGATCCGGATGCAGTGGTAAACGTCCCGGTGCTTGCAAATTCTGCAGCAGAAGCGATGGCAGCACTCGGATACACAGATGACTTCCAGAACTTCACATTGTGCCAGACGATGTATGCGACAAGCAACATCTTCCAAGTATCCCCGGTGGTTTACATCAATGTACTTGATCCGAAAAAGCACAATAAGGAAATGGAAACAAACAGCGTCAATACAGAACTCCTGCAGGCGAGAGTACCGGAAAAGGGTATCATCCCGTCCATGCTTACTGTGACCAATAATGAAACTGCACTGGAGGCAGGAAAAGATTACACAACGGAATTCGACACAGACGGAACGCTGATTATTAACTTAATCAAAGGCGGCAAGGGAGAGAACGCTCAGACACTGACGCTTTCCGGAAAGGTCGTAGATCCGAGCGTTATCACAAAGACCGACATCATCGGTTCTTACAACGTGGCTACCGGAGCAGAAACCGGAATGGAACTGATCCGGCAGGTATACCCGAAACTGGGAATCGTTCCGGGATTGCTGCTCGCACCGGGATGGTCACAGATGCCGGAAGTCGGAATCGCACTGACGGCAAAGGCAGCCAATATCAATGGTGTGTTCAAAGCCATGGCACTGGTAGACCTTGATACAGCGGAAGCGACCAAATACACCGACTGTAAAGAGGTAAAAGAAAACAGCGGATACACATCGGAATTCTGCTATCCGTCATGGCTCAGTTACAAGGTGGGCGATTACATTCTCGCAGGATCAGCAGTAAACGCCGCTCTGATTGCATACACAGACGCAAACAACGATGATGTGCCAAGTATGTCCCCGTCCAACAAACTTCTGGGAGTGACCGGAACTTGCCTTGCAGACGGAACGGAGGTTAATCTGGATCAGGACCAGGCAAACACCGTAAACAGCTATGGTGTGGCAACTGCCATGAATATGAACGGATGGAAACTCTGGGGCAACTATACCGGGGCATACCCGAGCAGCACGGACGCAAAGGACATCTGGCTGCCGGTCCGCAGAATGTTCAACTGGCAGGGAAACACATTTATCCAGTCCTACTTCGATAAGGTGGATGATCCGATGAATTCTATTCTGATTGAGTCCGTGGTTGATTCGGAGAATATCAGATGTGCAGCCTATGCACCGGATAAATGGGCAGGAGCGACTATTCAGTACTTAAAGAGCGATAATCCGGACACGGACGTCCTCGCAGGAAAGATGACATTCCGCCAGAGCATTGCACCGTACACCCCGGCACAGGAAATCAATAATATCCTGTCCTATGACATCGCAATGCTTTCCAACGCATTAACAGGAGGTGAATCATAATGAGTTTAGTAATTCCTGAGGTATTAAACCATTACAATGTCTACAATGACAGAGCAAAGAAACTGATCGGCATTTCCGGAGAAATCGAACTTCCGGAACTGGAGGCACTGACAGATACCATCGAAGGAGCAGGCGTGCTTGGAGAGATCGAAGACCCGGTAACAGGACAGTTTTCGTCCATGAAAATTAAGATCCCGTTCGCTGTTCTCTATGAAGATCTATTCAGTCTCATGGACACCACGACACCGCCGCAGCTCACCCTCCGTGCATCCATGCAGTGCATGGACCCGACAACCGGAGAAACCGGATACTACCCAGTTAAAATCGTGGTAAGAGGAAAAGCCTCCACCACATCTCTTGGAAAGATCGTCAAGGGCAAAAAGGGCGAGCCGGAAATTGAACTGGAAATCTTGTATATCAAGATCATGATCAACAACAAAACAACGCTCGAATTGGACAAGCTGAACTTCAAGTTTGTATTAAACGGAAAAGATATGCTTGCAAAAATTCGTTCACAGGTATAAGGAGGAACAATCATGGCAGAGGTTAAAGAAATCAAAAGTACAGAACAGGCACAGGCGGTCGAGGAGGCAGAGAACATCGTAAAACTGTCAAAGACCTATGACTTTGAAGGGGAAAAGGTATCACAGATTGATTTCTCCGGACTGGAGAACATCACTGCGGATGACATGATCCGTGCAAACAAAGTACTCTCCACATCAGGAACGGTGTCCATTCTCCCGGAGAACGACCTGCACTACACGCTGATCATCGCATCAAGTGCGACAGGTCTTCCGATTGAATTCTTCAAGGCATTAAAGCCAAAGGATGCAATCCGTGTAAAGAATACCGTGACAAGTTTTTTCTACGGAGAGGAATAAGGCTGAGCGACACCGCAGAACTGCGGAAAGCGTGCATCATACTGGCACAGAATCTGACGACAGGTCTTGATTACATTCGGGGCCTGTCTATTTTTGAACTTATAGAGCTGTGCGAGGACTTGAAAGAAATACAGAAGGAGGTGGACAAGCAGAACCATGGGCGATTATAAGGTAGCAATTAAGATAGCCGGACAACTGGAAGGCTCATTCAACCGGACACTGAAAATGGCACAGTCCGGGATTGGCGGTCTGGCAAAGATCGGAAAAATCGGAGCGACAGCAATGGCGGCCAGTGCTGCAGCCATGGGAACGCTTGCAGCCGCCGGAATCAAAGCAGGAGTCGAGTACGAACAGGCATTTGCGGGTGTCAGAAAGACCGTGGACGCAACGGAAGCGGAACTGCAGGCACTAAGCCAAGGCATCCGTGATATGGCGAAGGAAATGCCAACCTCCGCATCGGAGATTGCAGGGGTAGCAGAAGCGGCCGGACAGCTTGGTATCCAGACGGAGAATATCCTCGGATTTACCAAGACCATGGTCATGCTCGGCGATGCCACGAACATGAGTGCAGACGAAGCAGCCACATCACTGGCAAGGCTGGCGAACATCACAGGAATGCCACAAAGCAGCTTTGACCGATTAGGTTCGACCATCGTAGCACTGGGAAATAACTTCGCTACCACAGAGAGTGAAATCACAGCAATGGGTCTTAGAATTGCCGGAGCAGGCTCGCAGGTAGGAATGACGGAAGCACAGATCATGTCGTTCTCGGCGGCATTGAGTTCTGTGGGAATCGAAGCGGAAGCCGGAGGCTCTGCCTTTTCCAAGGTTCTCGTTGATATGCAGCTTGCAACAGAAAAAGGCGGGGAATCCCTTCAGCAATTCGCAAATGTGGCAGGCATGAGTGCTTCGCAGTTTAAGCAGGCATTCCAGACAGATGCAGCCGGAGCAATGGCAAGTTTCATCAAAGGACTTTCAGAGAGTGAAGCCAAAGGGAAAAGTGCCATCGCAGTACTGGACGAAATGGGAATCACGGAAGTCCGAATGCGAGATATGCTCTTAAGAGCAGCCGGAGCGTCAGACACATTCACGGAGGCACTGGAACTGGGAAGTGCGGCATGGGAAGAAAATGTGGCTCTGACCAATGAAGCAAACCAGAGATATAAGACCATGGGGAGCAGGCTCGCCATACTGAAAAATAAAGCAATAGACCTCGGAATCGCTTTCTATGAGAGTGTGAACACACCGATGGGCGATGTGGTCACCGCTGCCGGAGATATGCTTGAAAATCTGAACGCAGCATTTGAGAGTGGTGGAATGTCCGGCTTAGTTAATCAGCTTGGAACAGAAATCGCAAACGCAGTAACTGGAATCGCAGACGCAGCCCCGGACATGATCGATGCGGCGGTGGATCTGATGGAGTCATTCCTCGCAGGAATCGAACAGAACCAAGACAAGATCACAAGCGGTCTGGAACGGACAGCCATAGCAGCGGCATCCGGACTAATCCGCATTACTCCACAACTGGTGGTAGTCGGTGCAGAATTTATTGTAGCATTGGCACAAGGACTGGTGGAAAACGCACCACAACTGGCACAGGCGGGCAGGGAGGCAGTCTCTTACCTCATGAACGCAGCAAAAGATGCATTCAGAGAATATGTGGACTTCCTCGGCGATGACCAAGTGAAACCATTTGAGAAAATTCTCGCCCTTATTCCCGCAGTGGCTGCAGGGTTCGGAGCATTTAAGGTATTATCCACCATAGCAGGAGATGTACAGAATTTCATTACCTCCATCAAAGGAATCGGGAAAACGACAGAAGCTGCAAAAAAAGGTGTCAAGGGCGTTAGCAGCGTTATGTCGGGAACTGCAAAAAACATCCTTGGTGCAGGTGTTGGATTGGGCATGGCGGCCGCAGGTTTCTGGCTTCTTGCCGATGCAGCAATCCGACTCGGGGAAGCAGGACCACTGGCATCTATCGGGATGGCAGTAATGGCAGCAGGTATCGCAGGAGCAATGGTACTGATCACAAAATTCGGACCGCAACTGGAAGCATCGCAGAAAGGACTTCTTGCATTCGGAGGAGCAATCCTCATGGCAGCAGCTGGAATGTCACTGATGGCATTTTCCGCCACGCAACTGGCGGCAGCCGGCCCGATGGCACTGGTTGGTCTGGCACTTATGGAGGCAGGCATTATCGGTCTGCTTGCAGTCGCAGGGACAATGGGAACAACCCTTGCAACAGCGACACCGGGTCTGCTCGCATTTGGCGGGGCGATCCTTATGGCGGCAGTCGGCATGGGATTACTGACCATCGCAGCCATGCAACTGTCCTCCGCAGGAACAGGAGCAATCCTAACCCTTACCGGGATGGGTGTCGGCTTAATGGCATTCATGGCAGTGGCGGCACTCCTCGGACCCATGCTCACATCAGCGGCTATAGGACTGGTGGCATTCGGGGCAGGAGTGCTTCTGGCAGCGACAGGAATGCTCCTCATGACACAGGCAGCCATACAACTGGCGGCGGCAGGCCCGACAGCACAGATTGCAATGGCATTACTGGCAGCGGGCATTCTTGCATTCGGAGCGGTCGCAGGACTTCTCGCACCGTTACTCCTTGCAGGAGCGGCGGCGTTGGCAGCATTCGGAGCAGCCTTGGCAGTTGTCGGGGCGGCGATGATGGTGGTAAATATGGCAGCGATTATGGGAGCCGCAGCACTGACACTTATAGCAGCGGTACTTCCACAACTGGCAACACACGGAATGACCGGAGCAGCAGCCATCATGGCACTGGGGGCATCTATGACATTGTTCGCAGCCGGGGCACTGCTCGCAGGGGCAGGAGCTGCAGCAGCAGCCATCGGGTTTACAGCATTGGCAGTGGCGGCATTGGCGGCAAGCGTGGCATTTGCTCCCCTCGCAGTTGAAATGGCAGCGATCGGAGCAGCCATCGCTATCATGGCAACCATGGGAAAAACTGCCGCAGACAGCATGAAATCTTTGAAATCATCCTCCAAGGGAATGGTCACAAGCATGGCGAAACTGGCGGCTTCGCTCGTAGCACCTACCGCAGCACTTGTACCGTTCGCAGCGGCAGCGGTGGCAGCATCCGTTCCGGCGGCAGCACTGGCAGCGGCACTGACACTCATCGTGGCAACCATTACGATGCTGACAGCTATGGTCATGGCGGCGGCCATGTCGCTGACCATGCTGAATATGACCATGGTAATGTTCAGAACCAATGCGACATCCATGACATCATCGGCGACCATCATAGCGACAGCATTCACAAAGATGAGTGCAGGGATCGCACCGACAGCGACTGCCATGGCATCTCTTTCGGGACCAACCATGCAGACCGCACAGGGCATGATGGTACTGTCGCAGGCACTCGCTATGTCCGTGCAGACATTCACAGTCATGCGGATGGCGATCATGACAACAGCGGCGGCCTTTACAGCACTGGTAACAGCGTTCGCAGGGGCACAGGAAATCTCCGCAGGCGTGACCATGATGAGTGCTGCGGTCAGCACAGGAATGACGACCGTGGCGGCAAGCATGGCAACCGGAATGGTGCAGGTTACCACAAATGTCCGAAACGGAATGATGCAGTCGCAGGCAGCAACGACCGCAGGAATGGTTCAGATTGTAGCAGTAAGCAGGTCTGGAATGACGACCATGGTAGCGGTATTCCGGAGTGGCAGCGTGCAGATCATAGCGATATGCAGGTCAACAGCAAGCGGAATCACTTCCGCATTTGCAAGCGTGAGCCTATATTCTGCCGGAGTCAATATGATGGCAGGACTGCAGGCAGGTATCTCCGCAAGGGGAGCGTCTGTTATTGCAACAGCAAGAAGTATCGCACAGCAGGCAGCCGCAGCAGTAAACTCAGCATTGCAAATCCACTCCCCATCAAGGCTGATGGAAGATTCCGGAGAGAATGTGGATAACGGTCTTATTCGTGGTATGGAAAACAATGCAGACAAGGTAAAGAGTGTTGCAGTTGCATCCTTGGCCGCCCCAGTCATAGACACTAACCAGAACATTCGGAGCATAGAAGCACCGCAGACCACGACTGCCAGAAGTGCAGTCATCGGGGAAACTGTGAATAATCTCTCGGAAGGAAAACCGGGATACAAAAACCAGAACAATACAGACGATGCACCGCCAACCTTTGTATTCAGTCCGACTTACCAATTCTACGGGGAAGCACCGAGCAAAGACGATATTGTGGAAGCAAACCGCATGAGTCAGGCAGAATTTGAGAAGATGATGAAGGAATACTTAAGGAAACATAAGCGGGTAGCATTTGCATAGAGAGGAGGGGCAGGATGAAAACTTATACAACCGTGCAGGGGGATTGTTGGGATCTGGTCGCTTTCAAGGTTTACGGAAGTGAAAAGTACATGGCACTCCTTGCCGATGCCAACCCCTCCCTGCTTGATTTTTTAGTTTTCCCATCCGGCACAGTAATCAACACCCCGGACATACCGGAAGGCTACGACACCGAGGACACCGTGTTCTGGAGGCAGCCGGATAATGGGGAAACTTATTCTTCCGTAGAGGAGGGCGAGGACGATGAGTAATGCAAGGAAAGCAGTGCCGAGCCTTTCCTTTAACGGAAAGAATGTAAACACCAGTCTTGCGGATTATCTGAAAAGCGTCAGCTATGAAGATGTGGCATCTGGGAACAGCGATGCCATAAGTATCACGCTTCAGAATATCGACCAAAAGTGGATGAACCAGTGGTATCCCACCAAAGGAGATAAAATTGCAGGCAGTATCACTTTCAAAGACTGGGATAAAGCCGGGGAAGATAAGCAGGTAAACTGTGGAACATTTGTACTGGATGAAATCAAATTCTCCGGCGGTCCATTGGAAATCAGCATCGGAGGACTGGCAATCCCGGCAAGCGAATCATTCAAGACAAGGGAACGCACAAAGACATGGAAGAATGTCACAATTCAGAAAATCGGGCAGGAGATCGCAGGAAGGTATCACCTTGGACTATCCTACAGCGGTCCTGGCATTATCATCGCAAGCATAGAGCAGACCGACAAGGCTGACTGTGCTTTTTTATATGAGGTTTGTCAGAAATACGGACTTTCCATGAAAGTTTATGGCGACAAAATCATCATATATGACCAGACAGCACAGGAGAAAAAAAGTGCAAAGGCAACGCTACGCAGAGAATCATTCGTAGATGATGACTGGCAGTATGTAGATGCACTGGAGGGAACATACACCGGGGCAAGGATCTCCTACAAATCCGGAAAGGATAATGAGGAGGTCAGCGTTTACCTTGGTCTGAAAGCAGAAAACGCAAGTGGCAGCCGGGTGCTGAATATCACGGAAACCGCAGAGGATCAGAATACTGCTTATTATATGGCTGCAGCAAAGGTAAATAAATCCAATGAACAGGCTACCACATTAACCGGGAAGATCTGGGCAAACCCGAAGATATGTGCAGGAATCTGCGTGACCATATCCGGCATGGGGAAAGCTGACGGAAAATACTTTGTGGATAAATCAACCACAGAGGTGTCCGATTCGGGAACAACTCAGAGTCTGGAACTGCACAAATGCCAGAAGCGTCTGACCTATACACCGAAACCTGCACCGCCGAAACAACCTGCAAAGAAGTCGTACAAGGTGGGCGACATCGTAAACTTCCATGGCGGCACACATTATGTGTCCTCGTGGCCCGGCTCAAAAGGATATTCGGCAAGGGCAGGAAAAGCAAAAATTACACTGGGGCCAGACTGTGCCGGAAACGGAAAAGCACATCCATGGCATCTTATCCATACGGACAGCCAGTCGAATGTTTACGGATGGGTGGATGAAGGTACATTTGATTAAAGGAGGCAGGGAATGGCAGAAAGGCTGATAAGAATCGGGAAAGTGTCCTCCATTGACTACGCAAACGGTATGATCAGCGTGACATACCCGGATATGGATGGAGCAACAACCGACAACTTCCCGGTATTCTCTCTGACGGATGAATATAAAATGCCGGGAATTGGGCAGGAAGTACTTGTGCTTCATCTATCCAACGGACAGTCCGCAGGCGTGGTCATGGGGCGATATTGGAACAAAGGAAACACACCGCCAGTGAGTGGCAATGTATTCCGGAAAGAACTCGGACAGGCGTTCGGGGAGGCTTACATCCAGTACAACAACGGAAACATTACGCTGCACGATCAGGCAGGCACAACAACGCTTGGAAATATACTGAATCAATTAGCAGGGTTAAATAAAAAGGTAAAAGAATTAGAAGCAAAGATATAGGAGGCGGTAGAGATGGCAATCGGAAACTGGGGAAGCGTTATCAGATTCGAGGTTACATCCAGAAAAGTCCTCACATTCCACAATTTCAAACGCACAGTCGGAGGGAGATGGAAAAGCCACCCCATTGTCGGGAAAAAGCCGAAGGGAGAATTCGTAGGACCGGACACATCCGGCATCAGCATGGAAGTCACCCTGTCAGCAGACCGGGGAATCAACCCAAGAGGAATGCTGAAACAAATGGAGGCAGCATCGGAGCGTGGGCAGGTAGAGTACCTCTATATCGGTGGCAAGAAAGTAGGCAGCGGAAAGTTGGCATTGGAAAGCATAAGCGAAACATGGGATGAGATATGGAACAACGGAGAACTTGTGAAAGCAAGTACATCGTTGACATTCTCGGAATACAGCTAAAGGAGGGAGGACATGAATCAGATTGACACAATCAGCTTCGCACACGTGGGCGAAGGTATCGACATAGAGCGTGTAGACGCAGAATTAAAAGCACTCCTCCTTACAGCCGAGGGAACGATCCCCGGATGCAGGTCATTCGGTCTGACCGGGGAGTTTTTATCCAGACAGAGAGCGGAGGCAGTGAATCTCCTTGGCATGGAACTGGAAGAAAAGGTGGAAACCTTTATACCGGAAATCTCCATTGCAAATGTGGAAGATACTTCGGAGAGTCCCATCGGAGGACTTAGCGTCACGATCCACGTGGAAAGGAGGAACGGAATATGATACCAGAACTGGAAAATTTGCCAGAAGTGAGTTTCATAGACAACATCACACTGGATGACATACAGAAACAACTCGTATCGGATTATGAACAGCGGTACGAAACACTGACCGGGAAACCCTGCACGTTACGAAAAGCGGACCCAATCGCACTGACCTTATATGCCTGCTCCGTGCTGTTGTTCCAGACACTGCTATACGTGGATAGAGCAGGGAAGCAAGACCTGCTGAAATACAGCTATGGCGGGTACATGGATAACCTTGCGGCAATCCGGGGAATCACCAGACTGGAAGCAAAAGCGGCGGTCACAACGGTACGCTTCACGCTTTCGCAGGAAATGACCGAGGTCATCGCAATTCCGAAGGGAACACGGACGACAAATGGGGAGATTTACTTCCAGACAGATGAGTATGCAGAGATACCAAAAGGGCAGACATACGTGGACGTACATTCGACCTGCCAGACCAAGGGAATCATCGGAAACGATATTCCGCAAGGGGGAATCGGCATCTTGGTCGATATGCTGCCCTACATAAAAAGTGTCAGCAACACCGAAATCACGTCTGGTGGGGCAGACATTGAGAGCGATGAGAACCTTGCAGAGCGGATCTACCTCGCACCAAGCGGATACAGCGTAGCCGGTCCGGACGATGCCTATGAGTACCACACCATGGCATACAACCAAGACATTATCGATGTCAAGGTTTCAAGTCCCGCACCGACCGAAGTGGAAATCCGATTCCTAATCGGGGAAGGAGAGATACCGACAGGCACGGTAATCAAAGGACTGGAGGAATACCTGCAGGACAACAACATCCGGCCGCTCACCGATAAGGTCAAGGTTCTCGCACCGGAGCAGGAGCAGTTCAGCATCTCCCTCAGTTATTACATCAACCGGAGCGATTCCGCAAAGGCAAACTCCATTCAGAGTGCGGTCAACGCTGCCATTGACGATTATGTGCGGTGGCAGACATATTCCATCGGGCGTGACATCAACCCATCGGAGCTGACAAAAAGAGTGGTAGAAGCAGGTGCAAAGAGGGTGGAAGTGACGTCCCCGGTATTTACTACCGTGCCAGTTACAACGGTAGCAAGGCTGTCGAAAAAAACAGTGACATACGGAGGACTGGAAGATGATTAAATTCAAAGACGGACAGATCACAGACATCCTTCCGCCGAATATGGCAAAAAATGTGGAAATGCAGTGCGTCAGTTACGCACTACAGAAACAGGTACAGAAAATCATGGCACTGGCAGACCAGACAAGAACAGTCGCCATGATTGATCAGTTGCCGGAGAGTATCCTCGATATACTGGCAACGGAACTGAGGACACCATACTACCAAGAAAGCATGGGTCTGAAAACCAAAAGGAACATCATCAAGCGGACACTGCTATGGCACACCAAGGCAGGAACACCAAGTGCAGTATCCGAACTGATAGAAATCGTATTCGGAGAAGGCGGTGTCGTGGAGTGGTTTGATTACGATGAACCGCCATACACACCCGGAACATTCGACATCGTGACCAATGCACAGATGACAGAAGAAATCGCTGAGTATTTTCTGACAATCATCCGGCGGGTAAAAAATACAAGGTCACATATCCGAAGAATACTCATCAACAGAACCATGGAGATGGATGAGCGGGTGGCGACCGGGGTATATACCGCCCCAGAGGGCACTGTGACAAACCATCACACCGGAGCAATAGAAATGACCATGGAAGAAACCGTGGGAGCAGCCCTTGTAGCCACTTCGGAAAGCTATGCGACAAATTCTCCGCAGGGGAGAAAACAAGCCGCAGAAATGGCAGAGAGGGCGGCTGTCGGGGCACATGGAAACCCCACAGAATATATCGGGAATACAGCAGATCCGGCAACAGCAAATGCGTCACATTTTATTCACGCTGCAGCAATTATGCAGGCGGCGACAGAAACCACCATATACAATGGAAAATTTGTAGGAATGGTTGAAATTAGGGGAACGCAGAGAGCAGCGGCCGGAGCTGCAGGCAATTCTACAATCACAATCTAAAGAAGGAGGAACAAAACAATGGCAGGAGTATTCAGAGAAGCGGTGCTGACCACCAAAGGAATCGCCCTGCTCGCCAAAGCACAGGCAGGGGAATGCACCATCAATCTCACAAAAGCCGCAGCAGGAAACGGATCGTATTCCGAAGGCGAAGCACTGATGGGAAGAACCGCACTGAAAGCACAGAAGCAGGAATTCAAACTCAGTGCAGTCACCAGACAGAACAACACGAATGTCTATGTGAAAATTGTGATGAGCAATAAGCAGGACACAGGGAATCTGGAACATGGCTACTATGTGAAGGAGGTCGGCATTTTCGCTAACGATCCGGACGAAGGGGAAATTCTCTATGCAATCGCAGTAGCAATCACGGATCAGTGGGATTATATGCCCGCATACAACAACTTGCTCCCATCTACGATCACGGTCAACTTCCTTACAGAAGTATCGAATGCAAGCGAGGTAACCATCGAAGCACCGAACCAGTATTTTCTGTACGACCAAGTGACCGGAGGAAAATACACACTGGGAGTGGAAAACGGATTACTTTATTTCGAGGAGGTAGAAGGATAATGGGAAAGACATTCATTGCAGACAAGGAAACTCTGGACAAGGTGTATAACATTCTGGCAGTCGAGGAAATCTATGGATTTGTTGAGCACATGAATATTTTAAGTCCAACAGAAAGAATCGAGTACATTGGAGCGAATAAAAATTACACACCGCTCACGGTGGATAAAGCCACGGGAGCAGCGAACTATGGATCATGGGCAAACTTCCCGGTACTGATTGGCAACAAGCCATGGATGGTGCGCTCTGATGGAACGCCAGACTACAGACTGAATGAAAACGACTATACAAAGAAAGAGGATGGAACAGCCTCCGATGTGGCGAACACAAGCTACGATGGCGGTGCGTTTTCTTGGCTTCCGAAGATTTACAAGGAAGAATATATGCTCGGAGATGACCGTGTCGTGAAATTCTCCATGACAAAGAGGGAGGGATTTGAAGCGGTCGGCTTCATCGATACGGACAACAAGGAACTGGAGGGCGTATGGATTCCGATGTTCTATGGATCAATCGTGGAAACGAAGATGAAGTCCATCTCCGGTGTGCAGCCTTGTTACAACAACACAACGGAAGCGGAGAAAACAGCCATTGATGCATTCGGGGCAAGGGCGAAATTCTTCGGAGGTGCGATTGTGCAGACAATCACGGATCTCTTAATCATGTTCGGAAAGAGCACCAATTCGCAGGCAGTATATGGAAACGGAAACTCAAGCGGATACGATGAAAGCCTGAAACCGACATACGGAGTGAAGCAGAATGCAGTCGTAAAGGGCGGGCAGTTTTATGGCACAAGCGATGGCAAGTCGCTCAATAAAATTTTGCATTCCATTGTACTGGGTTCTTATAATCAGTGGATGCGTGATCCATACACCCTGCTTGTAAATGGCAGATACAAGGTCAGCAAAAATTATGCGTATGATCTGACCGGAGCAAAGTATCAGGATACAGGCATCAGTCTGCCGAAAGTTTTAAATGAAGATGGGGAAACGCAGAAAACTGGAATCTTCTATCCGCACAAATATCAGACTGTTCCGGGATTCGGAGTTGTTCCAGTACATCCGTGCAAAGGAAGCACTTCTACTGGCGGTTGCGATGGATTATGGCAGAATGTCGAGATTACGGCTGTCGCCCTGCGGTTCGGTCATTGCAACGATGGCACGCGTGCGGGCGTGCGGTACTTGAATGTGAACATTTCCGCTACGAATGCCAACTGGTGGATCGGGGCCGCCATCCTTCTTTTACCACCTGTCGGTGTTGCAGCGTAAGCAAGACACCGCCTAGGGGGTCTGGGGGTTGCGTAGCAAATTCCCCCAGAGAGAACTTCAGACAATAAAATATTAGGGGAGAGGGTCGGCGTCACCTCGGGGCTGTCGCCCTACGGTTCGGTAATTGCAACAATGGCACGAATGCGGGCGTGCGGTACTTGAATGTGAACAATTCCGCTACGAATGCCAACTGGAACATCGGGGCCGCCTTATTCTATCCAATACGGAAGATAAACCCAAAGCCGACTCTCTTCATTTACACCGCTGACGGTTGAAACACCGTGTACCCACCATTACTGGTAAGGGGAGTGGAAATGAATCTGACACAGGACGCGTGGTAAAGCGGTCGCACCTGCCATGCGTAGGAGATAGAAGAAAAAATATCTTATAGGAGTACTCAGCAGAATGAGAAAGCAAAGACAAGACCATCTTCTGCGTAAAGAACCGCAAGGGTACAAAGAGTACAAATATCTGTATCGTGAAATGCTGAAGGAAGATGTAATCCGGAAAGCATATAAGAAGTTACGCAAAGGAAAAACCAAAAGAAAAGAGATACAGTACATCGATGCACATTTTGATGAGGAAGTGCAGAAGATGCACGACATGATCTTAAATACCAAGCCAGAGGGCGTGGAAGTACCGCACCCGGAACTGGCATACAAACCCCGGAAAAGAACCCCGAAGATTATCGTGGAACACGGGAAAAGACGAAAAATCTATATGCCGGAAATCCATGAACAATGGCTGCACCACATCATCGTGCTTATTTTAGAGCCAATCATCACAGCCACAGCCTATCCGTATTCCTGCGGTTCGTTCCCAAAGCGTGGAGCACACTACGGAAAGCGACAGATAGAGCGGTGGCTTTTACATGATCCGAAAGGTACGAGGTGCTTCGCCAAAATGGATATCCGGCATTTTTATGACAGCATCCGACTGAAAATTCTCATGAAGGAGCTGCGGATCAGAATCAAGGATGAATGGTTTTTATACATCATCGAACTATGCCTATACGGATTTGACAAGGGCATCCCTCTCGGGTTTTATATCAGCCAGTGGCTGGCAAATTATTTATTAGAGCCACTGGACAAACTGATCACGGAAGGACTCGGACTTCCGAAACTGCAGAGATACATGGACGACATCGTCATATTCGCAAGCAGTAAGAAAGTCCTGCACGCAGCCATTGTAAAAATAAAACAGCTTCTCGGTCAGCGTTTCCGGTTGAAGCTGAAACACAACTTCCAAGTGTGCAAGTTTTATTTTGAAAAGGGCAAGCGGAAAATCGGCAGGGCGTTGGATTTTATGGGGTTTGTATTTTATAGAACCAGGACCGTCATCCGAAAAGGGATCATGCTGTCAGCAACACGACTGGCGGCGAAAATGCACCGGGCAAAAGAAGAAAACCGTGGATATTTCCACAGGCACATTGAAGCCATGCTCTCCTACATGGGATGGTTTACCTGCACGGACACCTATAGGTGTTATGAGAGCAGGATAAAGCCATTCGTCAAGGTGGGAAGGCTTAAGAAAATCATATCAAAACTAAAAAGGAGGCAGAACCATGAAACAGTGGACAGAGGAGCGATGTTCGGAGAAACCGCAGGAGTTGCAGCTTATTGCCAGTGACACCTACATCGAGCGGAAGAACATCAAAGAAGTGAAACATCCGGCGGATGAAACTGCCGGAACGGAGGCTTACACGGAATGGGTATGCGAAAGCCGGGAAATCGGTGTCAGCGAGTATGAGATGTTAAAATCCATCGAAGCAATCGACACCACAAAGGCAATCGATGCATACACCCTGCAGTTGATCGAGGAGGGATTATTATAATGAGAGCACTGGTAAACAGCATCAAAAGACTTTATGAGTCGGGCCGGCTGACAAAAGAGCAGGTCGCAGAAAGGGTCGTGAAGGGAACGCTCAATGAAACAGAGTATGAGGAAATCACAGGGGAAGCCTACGCAGCAAAAGAATAATTTCGATTGCAGCCATTCGCATGGGAGCAGGTACTGCCATAAGCACATGAAGCAATGCGACTTCAAGTGCAGGGAAAGCGGCACCTGCTCTCATTGCGTACATTACTATATTCCAATGTCCCAAAAGCCATGCAAAGGGTGCAGCGGATTAGAAAGGAAACAAGACCAATGAATGAGTTTTTCTTGCAGACATACACAATCGCTCTCCCGATCCTGCTTGGTTATATCGTCTGGATATTGAAACAGCAGAAGAAAGACAGGGATGCGAATTCGGAAGGAACGAAAATGCTTCTGATGGTCAAGCTGATTGAGTACCATGACAAATACATGGCACTTGGATGCATTCCGTCACACGCATACGACAACTTCCAAAAAATGTATAGCTGCTATATAAAAATGGGAGATGGGAACACATCCATCGAAAAGATGCATCAGGAAATCGAAGAATTGAATCTGAAACAGAAAAAAGAAGGAGGAACAAGATCATGAAAAATATCAACTGGGAAGTAAGAATTAAAAACAAGGCATTCTGGGTAGCGTTTATCCCTGCGGTTCTCCTGCTCGTGCAGGTAGTGGCTGCGGTGTTCGGTTTTACGCTCGATCTGGGGGAACTGGGAAACCGACTGCTTGATGTGGTAAACGCAGCGTTCAGCGTGCTTGCAATTCTCGGAATCGTGGCAGATCCGACCACAAAGGGAATCACGGATAGCACGCAGGCACTTACATACAGAGAGCCTAAATAACAACCAAAGACTGAAGGGCGGCCGCAGGGCTGCCCTGTTTCGTTTCAAGGGAATAGGAGGTAGCAACATGGCACTCACAGAAAAACAGAGGAAATTTATAGAGAGCATCGCAGGGTATGTTCAGAAATATGCCAAGGCATACGGTATCAAGGTTCACAGTGCGATCATCGCACAGGCGATCCTTGAAAGCGGATGGGGCGAAAGCAGACTGGCAGCACAGTATCAGAACTACTTCGGATTGAAGTGCGGTACAAAATGGACCGGTAAGAGCGTGAACATGACCACGCAGGAAGAATATGAGCCGGGCACATTAACCACCATCAAAGACAACTTCCGTGTATATGACAACATGGAAGAGGGGGTGAAGGGGTACTTTGAGTTTATCCAGTTAGCAAGATACCAGAACCTCAGAGGAATCACGGACCCGAGAGAGTACCTGCAGACCATCAAAAATGATGGATATGCCACAAGCAGCACTTATGTAGAGAACACGATGAAACTGGTTACACAGTACAATCTTACAAAATATGACGAAAAACAGGAGGAAACTACCATGGGAAAAACAGCACAGGATGTATTAAATGTTATGCGAGGATGGCTCGGCTACAGTGAAGCAAATGGAAAGTTCAGACAGATCATCGACTTGTACAACAGCGTAAAACCGCTGCCGAGAGGTTACGCAGTAAAATACAGTGATGAGTGGTGCGATACTTGTGTATCAGCCGCAGGAATTGCTGCAGGGTGCAGTGAACTGATCGGAAGGGAATGCGGATGCGAACAGCACGTAAAAATCTTCCAGTCCATGGGCATCTGGATCGAGGACGGAACAATCACTCCAATTCCGGGCGACATCATCCTCTACAACTGGGATGACGGAACGCAGCCGAATGATGGATATTCTGATCACATCGGATTTGTTGAGAGTGTATCCGGTGGAAAGATTACCTGCATCGAAGGAAACAAGGGGGAAGCAGTCGCAAGGCGTGTGCTTTCTGTTGGCAAAGGAAACATCAGAGGATATGCCCGTCCGAAATACGCATCCGGAGGCGGGGCAGCGAAACCATCAAAATCCGTCACGGAAGTAGCCAAGGAAGTTCTTGCCGGGAAGTGGGGCAATGGAGATGACCGCAGAAACCGACTGACTGCCGCAGGCTACAATTACAATGAGGTGCAGGCAGAAGTAAACAGACTGGCAAGCGGCGGATCATCTGCTCCGAAAAAGAGCGTGGATGAAATTGCAAAAGAAGTCATCGCAGGCAAGTGGGGAAATGGAGATGACCGTAAAAACCGCCTTGTCGCCGCCGGATATGATTATAATGCAGTTCAGAGAGCTGTCAACGCAAAACTCAGCGGATCAGCAGGAAAGTCCGTGACGCAGGTGGCAAAAGAAGTCATCGCCGGAAAATGGGGAAATGGAGAGGAACGCAGAAGAAAGCTGACTGCCGCAGGTTACGACTATAATGCGGTGCAGAGAAAGGTCAATGAACTTCTGTAAATAACACCAATCGTGGCACATCGTGCGCCCCAGATTTGGACGAAAAGCAACCCGGTGGGAGAAATACCCACCGGGCATTTTTTATGAGCAAAATGGGGCAAATCCGAAAGCCAAAAAGAAAGCAGGGGTAACACCTACCCCTGCGGAAAGATAAAGATTTTATAGACCTGCTCCGGGGTAAGAGAATACCGCCGGGCAATCAGACGGATATATTTTAGACCAAACTCACCACGACCATTCCAGATGGTGGAGAAGTTCGGAACGGACATACCAATGGCTGCAGCCAAGTCCTTGTTGCGGTCGCCATGGGCACGCATGATCGGCTCAAGCAATTCTTTATTCACGAGATAACACCTCCCTGCAGGAAAACCTGTTGACATTGTCGGAGCAGGAATCCGAAATCACAAGGCGAACCAGTACATCGCCGAATTTATCAGTTACATCAAGCACACGGACACCAGTCCCTATGCCAACCCTGCCAGAATCAGAAAACTGGCATCTATCGTCTACCGCCCACTCATCCACGGAAATACCGAGATCAGTGCGGCACTTATCAATATAGATCATTGTATCAAATCCTTTCCAAAAATAAAAGGAACAAAAGCCATGTCGCCCATCAATCACGGAGATGGGGAGGACGTCCACTGATACGGTTCAGAGGAAAGACCTCGTGCTTGGCTACACATCACCAAAACCTTTCTCTGCCAGAGCAGGAAACAAAGTAAACGGGTTGCACCGGGCAATCGGCAGAGCCAATAACTCCTCCACGGTTTCAAGGCTTTCACATTAAAAACCAGTCAAACTTGTCAGACATCACTCAGACATGGCATTGTCCTTCTCTCCCCTCACGCTTCCGCCTCCCGGACTTGGGACCGGGCATCGGTGGGTTAGAGCAGGCAGGGACATCAATGTCCCCACCAGCTCCGGAATGGCTATCTGAAAAGCAGAAGAATCAGACCAAATACCACGATGCCTAATTCTGCGATTCTGAAAGCCAGTTCCAGAAGTGAAACACTAATCCGTTTCATTGACACAACCTCCTATCATGTGGTAGAATTGTGGCACTGGGAGAGGGGAATGAACCCTCCCCTCAGTGCCTGGAAATTAGAATACGATGAATCGCACAACCGCTATCAAAGTACCAATTTCCAATGCAAGCTGTGTAAGTGCTCGAACCACTTTACACAGCTTTTTAATTTTTACTTCCAAGTCGTCCATTGGCTTGTCCTCCTTTCCTTTAGGTTGTTGGTATATTACCTTGCATTCGCCTATTATTCAAGTCATTTATAACCCGTATATTTACCAAATTTATAACCCATTTGCAGGCTGATTTTTGTTACATTGTTATCCCGTTTTATAAGAAAAAGTTATTGAAAAACATAACCCATTTACCGATAATAATATGGTAACAAAAGCAAAAGGAGGCGGCGATAATGGCAAGAAGATTCAAGCAGTTAACCAAAGCCGACAGACTGAAAATAGAAGCACTGGACAAGGCAGGACGCAAGGTAAAAGAGATCGCAGAACAGATCGGAGTACACCAGAGCACCATCTACCGGGAACTTAAGAGGGGCAGATACATCCACACCAATTCCGATCTGACAGAGGAGGAACGATACTCCCCCGACATCGCACACGAAAAGTACCAAGAGAACCTACGGGCAAAAGGACCCGACCTCAAAATAGGGAACGACCAATCACTGGCAGATTTTATCGAAGATAAAATGGTAAACGATGACTTCTCGGTCGGAGCGGTACTTGGATACATAGAGCAACAGGGATTAGAATTTTCAGTAACAATAACAAGGCAGACCTTATACAGATACATAGACCTCGGACTTTTTCTGAACCTTACGAACAAAGATCTGCCAATCAAGGGCAACCGAAAGAAGAAAAAGAAAACCGTGAGAAAAACGCAGGCAAGGGCAGCCGCAGGCGACAGCATAGAGAAACGACCGGAGGAGATCGACACCAGAGAAGAATTCGGACACTGGGAGATGGATACTGTGATCGGCAAGAAGGGAGAATCAAAGCACAGCCTCCTGGTACTTACCGAAAGAAAGACAAGGGAAGAATTGATGTTTCTCCTTATGGAGCATACCACAGAGCAGGTGGTGTCCTGCATCAATAGACTGGAAGAACAGTGGGGCGAAAAATTCAACCGGATATTTAAAACAATCACCGTGGATAACGGAACGGAATTCAGCGACTGCGATGGACTGCAAAAGAGCATCCTGCAGGACGGAGAAAACAGAACCAAGATATATTACTGCCACCCATACTCAAGCTACGAGCGGGGCAGCAACGAGAACCAGAACAAACTGGTACGCAGGAAAGTACCGAAGGGAACAAACTTCGATGATCGCACAGAGGACGACATCAAAGAGGTGGAAAACTGGATAAACAACTACCCGAGATTATTATTCGGATGGGAAACAGCACAAATGCAGTTTGACAAAGAACTGGCACTGATTGCATAATAAAAAAGACCAAAAACAGGGACAGGGGGGATACTATGCACAAAAATAGTAGAAATCAACAAAAACAGATAGAGGGCATTGTGCAAAATGATGAAATGATGTTTTGCAATAAAAGTTTTGCATTTATTGCTTGACATTTCAAAATCAGTAAGAAAATGTATTTTCTGTTGAAAAAGCACAAATACTGGTTTATAATAAAAACAACGAAAACCGAATCCTGGAATGTTCGATCCCCCTTT